GCGATCAACGGCGCGGCCGTCAGCTGCCTGGTAATGAATCAAATAGGCAGGGCAATTATTGAGGTATTCGGCACGGCCTTTAACGTGACCCGTTTCACCGCTGACAGAAATCTTTACCGCCTGGCCTAAACCGTGTTTAAAACTCATTTTTTAGCTCCTGATTGCTTTTCCAAATAGCGGACGCGGGCGGCAATTTGTTTACGCATTGTTCCCACGCCGCACTGTGAATGCAGCTTTTCAGCTCTGGCCAGCAGGCCGTCCACGCTCCGCAACAGCTCCACATCCTCGGTAGCCGTGGCACGCGGTACGCCGTGTTCGTCAAACATCTGACGCATACCGGCGAACTTGAACCACTTGGCCTGGATCACTTCATACAGCTCCCACTTTTCCGCCACATCGGTAAACGTGCGGGAAAAATAAGGCTCAATAGGGTGGCCTTCCCTGGCCTGTACTTCCGCCCATTTCAGGACGGTATCCGCCACAAAGGTGGGGAAATTACTTTTCAACTCTGGCGGGGTTTCCTGCCCCTGCTCAATGGCGATATCCGCCAAATTAAGCGCGGCGTCCATGTCGCCCACGTCAAAAAGCCAAATCACACACCATGCCAGGATCGGATTGCGGTACACCTCCCCGCCATTCAGATACTTTTCAACGGTGGGCATCCATTTTGGTAAGAATTCATCACGCTTTAACGCCACCTTTTGCGCCAATGTCAGCCCGTGCAACATGTCCACATCGTTGGCCAGCGCCGCGCTCAGAACGTGCAAGCTGTCCGCACCTTCCAGTGCCTGGCGTTGTCTTAACTTCGTTTCTGCCGCAATGCGGGCATTGTGTCGTTGCGCGGGTGACAGGCTCATATTTACTCTCCGCCTACGGGTTCGGATGGCTCGGCAACGGTGCCGATGGTCACGGCTGATTCATCAATCGCCGCATACAGTTCCGGGTATTCCACCGCATAACCTTCATTACGCAGGTACTTGTTTTCGTACTGCTTACGGTCTTCAACAAACTCCGCTTTGCGCTGACGGGTATTGCGCTGCGTATAGATGTGAAGGTTTGAGAGCGTAGTCACCACCATGCGCTTACCCGGCATAAATGGCGGGATGATGGCCTGACGCCCGGCAATGGAGTCCTGCAACATCTGCGCGGCGATTTTCTCGCTTGGACGATCAGCAGCCTGGTACAGGCGATACTGTTCAGCCGCCACCAGGTCAGCACCCACCAGTACCACCAGCCGTGGATCGTTGCGGTATTCCTGCGGGATTTTGGCGTTGATCAGGTCTGACGCCATCGCATCCAGTGACTTGTAATCACCGCGCTGATCCAGCGTGACCGCATCGGTCATGATTTGTTTTTCTCGAATCTTGCGAACAATTTCATGCCAACCGATATTCACATCTTCGCCGTTCGGGTTCTTCTCATAGTCCGTTGAGGTTTCAACGGTCTTGCCGTTAAAGCCAATACGCAACATATCCAGGGCAAAGGTCTGCGTGGTAAACGCGGTGACGCGCTGGAAAAATTCTTCCTCAGAACCAGCATTTGCCCAGATAGAAAGCAGATCCCAACGCAGCGCGGCGCAGGAGTCAGTTTCAACCAGTTTGTACTCATTACCCGAAACGCCTACGTTGCGACGAAAACGCCCGTCAGCAATACGGCCGGTATGCAGACCGGACGCGCCCACGCTCACCACCTGACCAGAAAGCTGGTCAACATCGGCCACGGTGATCCAGTTCAGGAAATCCGAACTTTCCAGCAGCGCGTCACGCAGCTGCGTTTCCTTCGGATCAGACAGTGAGAAATAATTACTTTCCTCGCCACCGTCCAGACCGTTAGCCGCCGCAAGTCCCGCGCCGAATTGCTTTAAAAAGCCACGCGCTTTTGCATTTAAAATCATTATTTATTCATCCTTAATCGCTACTCAGCGGTTAATGTTTTTCCCTGGCGAAAGCCTGATAAATGCTTATAAGAACTGGAACGGTTTTTTGCCGCCTTTTGGATTCTTACCCGGCAACTTAGTGACCTTGTTATCCAGCTTGCTAAAGTTATTGACGATATTGGGTAATTCATCGCGCAGGCGGGCAAATTCTTCCGTATCCACCACCTCTTTAACGGTTTCGACATCGCTCTGAATATCTTCAACAGTTGTGTCAGTTGCTTCCGTTTTAGTTTCCAGTGCAGCGACGCGGTTTTCTAACGCCGCTAATGCTTCAGCCATTGCCTGTAATTTGTCGCCGCCCTGCGTAGTTTCTTCCGGCGCAGGCGTTTCATCTTCAATACTGAACATGCTACGCCACCCTGATTTCGCTTTATTCTTCCCTGCCATGTTAATTTCCTTAACTTCGTTAATTACGAGCGGAACACTATTACCAATAAAGTATTTGTCTTTCCGCTTATTAAATCGCATTCGCGTAGTGCCTACGCTTGCGGGTTCGTTTGTAACGCCTAGCCCTTCCAGGTAATAACGGCCTGTGCTGCGGTAATTACCATCCGGTGTTAATTCCACTGAGGTAAATAAAAGCTGACCATCCCGATTAGCCCTAATCAAATCGGTGGAAGGACACAGGCGAGCGAACAGCTTTACCCGCCCTGCATCATCTTCCGACCAATCCACCTCTAACACCTCACCTGCATTACCAAAGCAACGCTCATGCTCTGGCCAAAGCAGTGCGGGATTCTCATTTTCAGGATCGTAAGTTTCAGCTGCATCAATTAACATCTTCCTTGTCAATTCGCGCTTATCAACTGTTTCCCCTTCGGTAGCGATACAAAGCCAATTCGTCATTAAATGTGAATCTGCCATGCCGGAATTCATCTCCGTTGTTTCCGTGGAATGCAGTATCGCCAATAATTAACCCTGCCGCATTAAGCAGAATTCGGATATAACCCTATATCCGATTGCATCAGATATTTACTTAACGAAATAGCCGAAACATCCCCGCATAATTACCGAATGGCTAAATACACAGACGAACTAAAAGACGTCGCACGCGCTTTATATTTGCGCCGTGCCACGCCAAAGGAAATTGCTCAGAATTTAAATCTGCCGAATGCGCGGATCATTTACTACTGGGCGCAAAAAGGGAATTGGGCTGATTTACTCAGCCATGAATCAACAGAGGAAGCCATTGAACGCCGTTACCAATTATTAGTTGGCCGGGACAAAAAAACAGAGCTGGAATTAAAAGAGATAGATGTGCTGATTGCTCACGCGGTGAAACTGCGTGCGCAGACAAATAAGCATAAAGAGAAAATGGCCGCCGCTAAATCTGGCAACCAGGGAGGCTATGACAGCCAGGGCGGGAACGGTGACGGCACAGAGCCGGTGAAAAAGCGCAAATATAAGAAAAACGATATCTCCGGCATGACACAGGATGATTTTGACACTTTCGCAGAGGAACATTTATTCGGCTATCAGAAACACCTGCGTAACAACCTGACACAGCAGATCAGGAACATCCTGAAAAGCCGCCAGATTGGTGCCACCTGGTACTTTGCGATTGAGGCATTCGAAAATGCGGTAATGACCGGTGACCCGCAAATTTTCCTTTCCGCCTCCAAAGCCCAGGCGGAAGTATTCCGCTCTTACATCGTCAACATCGCAGAGCAGTATTTCGGCATTGTGCTGACCGGCAACCCGATCAGATTAAGCAACGGCGCAGAGCTGCGCTTTCTGTCCACCAACAAAAACACCGCGCAGTCATACAGCGGCCATTTGTACTGCGACGAATACTTTTGGGTGCCGAACTTCGCCAAACTTAACGAGGTGGCCAGCGCAATGGCCACGCATGACCATTGGCGAACCACCTATTTTTCAACGCCCAGCGCCAAAACGCACCAGGCTTATCCTTTCTGGACGGGGGAAGAATGGAAGCGCGGCGATAAGAAACGCGAAAAAGTTGCCTTTCCAACCTTTGATGAAATGCGCAACGGCGGCCGACTCTGCCCGGATGGCCAGTGGCGGTACATCATCACGATGGAAGACGCGATCAAGGGCGGGTTTAACCTGGCCAGCATCGAGAAGCTGCGCAACCGCTACAACCGTGACACGTTCAACATGTTGTATATGTGCGTGTTTGTGGACAGCAAAGACAGCGTTTTCAAATTCAGTGATCTGGAAATCTGCGGCGTGGACGTGGCCGACTGGCAAGACCATGATCCCAACGCCGATCGGCCGTTTGGTAACCGTGAGGTATGGGGAGGCTTTGACCCGGCGCGTTCTGGCGATACCTCCACGTTTGCCATCGTTGCCCCGCCGCTTTATGCCGTGGAGAAATTCCGCGTGCTCTGCCTTTTTCACTGGAAAGGGATGAATTTCGCCTATCAGGCCGCGCAGATCAAAAAGCTGTTTGGGAAGTACAACATGACTTACATAGGCGTTGACGTCACCGGCATTGGCCGGGGCGTATTTGAACTGATTGAACATTTTGCCCTACGTGAAGCAGTGGCCATTCACTACGGCATGGAAACCAAAACCAGGCTGGTGTTGAAGATGATCGACGTAATAGGCGCAAAACGTCTGGAATGGAACAAAGACAACCGGGAAATTGCCGCGTCTTTCCTGTCCATCCGGCACACCAGCACGGCCAGCGGCAACGCCATGACGTTTAAAGCCGATCGCACAGTCGAAACCGGCCACGCCGATGCCTTTTGGGCAATCGCGCACGCCATCATTAACGAGCCGATCAACTTTGAGCATAAGCGTAAATCTAAATGGAACTTAGGGAAAAAAGCAGCATGAGCAAACGCAAACCAGTACGCCAGGCAAAGAAAGCCCAGACTGACAGTGGCAAAAAAATGAGCATCATCAGTATGGGACGCCCGGAACCCATCCTGACCACCGGCACGAATTACCGGGATATCTGGTATGACAATGAATTCGATCACTACACCCTGCCGATTGACCGCCTGGCACTGGTTCAACTGACGAACTTAAACAGTCAGCACGGCGGCGTGATTTATGCCCGTCACAACATGGTGGCATCGGATTATCTGGGCGGCGGTTTAACGCATGAGCAGCTGCGCGGCGGCGTGTTTGATTATTTATCCTGTGGTGACTTGGCCATTTTGAAAGTGCGTTCGGGCTGGGGTGACGTGGTGGATTTGCTGCCGCTGCCGTCGCTGTATCTGCGCGTGCGTAAAACCGGGGAATTTGTAGTTCTGCAGGACGGCGAACCGTTGGTATACAGCCCGGATGATGTGATTTTCCTCAAACAGTACGACCCGCAGCAGCAGATTTACGGCCTGCCGGATTACATCAGCGGCATTCACTCCGCATTGCTCAACAGTGAAGCGACGATTTTCCGCCGCCGCTATTATCACAATGGGGCGCACACCGGGGGGATCATCTACACCAACGACGCAAACATGACCGATGAAGTAGAGGAAGAAATTGCGCAGCGCCTGGAAAGCAGCAAAGGGATCGGGAACTTCTCCACCATCTTTGTGAATATTCCCCAGGGTGGCGAAAAGGCGATTCAGTTTATTCCGGTGGGGGATATCGGGGCGAACGACGAATTCAATAATGTGAAGAACATCAGCGCACAAGATGTGCTGAACGCCCACCGGTTCCCGGCAGGCCTGGCGGGCATTATTCCGCAAAATACAGCGGGTTTACCTGATCCGGAAAAGTCCCGCACAACGTATCGAAAAGACGAAGTGATCCCGTTGCAGCGCATGATCATGAATGCGGTCAACGGTGACCCGGAAATTCCGTTACATCTGCGGCTTAACTTCGCCTTTGACACAACATCAGAGGATGAAAAATGAGCCGCAACAGGCTAAAATCACGAGGTTATCACTTCCCCGGAGCCAACAACATGCGCGTGATGAAAGTCATCTGCCCCGAATGCGGCGCGAACTCAGTCATAAAAAAAACGTCACGCAAACACCGTCAGATTTCAGACCTGTATTGTGCGTGCTCTGACTTTGAGTGTGGTCATACTTTTGTAATGAATATGACCTTTTCACACACCATCAGCCCCAGCGCGAAAAGCCAGGGCAGTTTACTGCGTGGCTTAGTGGAAACGTTGAAATCGGACGATAAGCAAATGTTGCTCAACC